GGGTGGAAACAATGAACTCATGCGTCAAGAGCCCCACCAACGTAACGAACATGAGCAGTCCATTAAATCCAGTCAGTCCAATAAGTGCGCCTGCGACCCAGGAAGTAATGCAACCTGCACCGGAGCCACCCCCATTACAAGAAGTACAGTCGGACACACCAGCTTCCCCTGCGCCCACTGCAACGACTACGACCCAAGATACATCCGCTCCGCCGCCGACTACATCGAGCGGGACTACGCCGACTACGTCAACGCCACAAGTTCCGAAGGGCAAGACACTCGTTCCGGGGTTTGGGGTAGTGATGAGCCTAGAAATTTTAAACAAGCCGATGCAAACTCAGGAGATTCAGTTGAACGATGCACTGGCATACCAGCAGGAGTTACCATATGAGCTTAGAGGAAACCAAGGATTCTTACTTCAACTACTCAGCGAAAACGCTACTAGTAGTTCTTTTTGGGGTATTAGCGCCGCTAAGTGGGACAGTCTACTTAGGAATAACGACCTACAACCGTGTTATAGCTGCGACTGAAGCCATTGAAGCAGCCAAGCCCTATGACGACGCTGAGTTAAAAGCAGAAGTAAACGCATTAAAAGTGCAGTTAGCTGCCCAACAACAATCAGTCAATACGGTTAAAGACTCTATGGTTGTTACATCAAATCAACTTGTATCTATGCAAGAAAAGGTATCCAACGCTATTGGCACAGCCAATGAAGCTAAAGCAATTACTAATGGTAACGTGCGCGAAACCGCTGCGTCTTTAATGGGTGTACGCGAAGAAATGAAAGCTACACGCGAAGGCATTGAATCACAACTTAAAGCACTTAAACGTGCCACATCAAATCCACTAGGAAATTAATTATGTTATCAATACTATCAGGTTTAATGGGCTTTGCTACAGCAGGTCTACCAAGCGTCTTAAGTTTCTTCCAACAAAAGGGCGACCAAAAGCATGAACTAACTATGGCTCGCTTACAGAACGAACGCGAACTTGCTATGGCTCAAGCTGGCTTTGCATCACAAGAAAAGATTGCCGCTATTGAATACGAAAGCGCTATTGTCGATGCACAAATCCGTGAGACAGAAGCCCTACATGCACACGATACAGCAATTGTATCTAAAGCATCTCAATGGGTTGTTAACTTTAATGCTATAGTTCGCCCTGCCATTGCTTTTATATTTGTGGGTGAGCTGTTAGTAATTAACTTAGTGTCTTTGTTTTGGGCGATGAAAACAGGTGTGGATTTTAACACCGCGCTTGAATTAGTATTTAGTGCTGATGAAATGGCTATTACCTTTACCATAGTGGGCTTTTACTACGGTCGTGATGGTTGGAATAAGAAGTAATGAAAGCTAGTAAAGAATGCCTTAAAATGCTGGCTCACCACGAGGGGGTCAGGCAAAAGCCATATAAATGCCCTGCTGGTTTGTGGACGGTGGGCGTTGGGCATTTGATTGGTGATGGTAAAACGCTGCCTGACTCATGGAATAAAACTTTTACTTTGGACGAGGTATATGACATATTGGCTAAGGATGTCGCACGATTTGAACGAGGGGTTAACAAATACATCACTGTTCCGCTTAGACAAAATGAATTTGACGCTCTTGTATCTTTTTCTTTTAATCTCGGTCTTGGTGTATTGCAGCGGTCAACCCTCCGGCAAGCGCTTAATCGCGGCGACAAAGAGGGTGCTATTGCGAGTCTTCTCAAGTATAATAAAGCCGGTGGTAAGGTCTTGAAAGGATTAGACAACCGCCGCAAAGACGAAGCAGCACTGTTCAGGAAAGAATAAAATGCCATTACAGAAACTAGAATTTAGACCAGGATTAAACCGCGAAGGTACAGACTATGCCAATGAAGGCGGTTGGTACGACGGCGACAAGATTCGTTTTCGTTCTGGTTTCCCTGAAAAGATTGGTGGCTGGTCTCGCTTATCAAATAGCACTTATCTAGGTGTTGCTCGTTCTTTATGGAATTGGCAGGCACTTGATAGTTCTAATTATCTAGGTGTTGGCACTAACATTAAGTATTACATCGAAAAAGGGAGTCAATACTTTGATATTACCCCATACAGTACAATCGGTGCGGCTGGTGATGCTACATTCGCGGCTACTACAGGTTCAAGTACACTTACGGTAACTGACGGTACATATAATCCTTCAGTAGGAGACTTTGTTGTATTTAGTGCAGCTGTATCATTAGGTGGAAACATCACCGCTGCGGTATTAAACCAAGAATATGAAGTGCTTACAGTACCATCAACTACCACATATACAATCTTAGCACGAAGCGCATCAACTGGACTTCCTGTACTAGCTAATGGTTCAGACGTTGGGGATGGTGGCGCTTCTACCGTTGCATCTTATGAAGTACCTATTGGGCTAAACGTATATACTGTTGGTACTGGTTGGGGTGCAGGTCCTTGGAGTCGAGGTACTTGGGGGTCTTCATATACATCAGGTATAGGTCAACAATTGCGCTTATGGTCTAATGATAACTTTGGTCAAGACCTTGTTATTGCACCTCGTGGAGGCGGTATATACTACTGGAAAGCCTCAGATGGTGTTACAACTAGAGCAGAGTCACTAAATACTCTCTCAACTAATGCGGGTTTTTCTGGTGATTATGTCCCCAATACAACTAACCAGATTGTGTCCTCAGCTATTCAGAAATTTGTTATTGCTATGGGTGCTAACCCTTATGTATCTGGCACACCTGACACAGACTTCAACCCAATGCTTGTTCGGTGGTCAGACCAGCTTAATCCATACGAGTGGGTCCCAGCTATTACAAATCAGTCTGGTGAATTTGCTTTAACTAATGGCTCTTTTATCGTGGGCTCTCGGGCTACTCGACAAGAAATTTTAATATGGACTGACTCTGCTATTTATTCTATGCAGTATTTAGGTGCTCCATATGTGTGGGGATTTAATATCTTAATGGATAATATTTCTATCATGTCTCCTAACGCAATGATAACTGTAAACAATGTAACGTACTGGATGGGTGGTGACAAGTTTTACATGTATTCTGGTCGTGTGGAAACTTTACCATGCGCATTGCGTCAGTATGTTTTTAATGACATTAATAAAGACCAATCATTCCAGGTATTTGCTGGGGGTAATGAGGGATACAACGAAGTCTGGTGGTTCTATGTAAGTGACTCTGGTAACGGAACTACAATCGACAAGTATGTAATCTATAACTATGTTGACCGAGTTTGGTACTATGGCTCTATGGCGCGCAGTGCTTGGTTAGATTCAGGCATTCGTCAGTATCCTATGGCAGCGGATTATAATAACCGTGTTCTTTACCATGAGTCTTCAGTTGATGATAACGCTGGTGAAACTACTCTACCTATTACTGCGTATGTACAGTCTTCTGACTTTGATATCGGGGATGGACATAACTTTGGCTTCGTGTGGCGCATACTACCAGATATAAACTTTAATGGTTCTAATATAAACCAGCCGTCTGTAACCATGACTGTTAAGCCTCGCCAAAACTCAGGTTCACCTTACGGTGCGGCTAATAACCCTCTAGTACGAAGTGCGGATAACTTTAGTACAACTCAGGTATATAATGTACAAGAATTTACAGGTCAAGTGTACACTCGCATTCGGGGTCGTCAGATGGCATTTAGGATTGAGTCAGATGGGCTAGGTGTATCATGGCAACTAGGTATGCCCCGTATTGATATTAGACCAGATGGGCGTAGATAATGGCATACAATACTCCGTTAAAAAATACGCAGTTAATTCCGCCAAAAGCACCCAACTTACCTATTGCTCCGGTGGAGTATGCTCAGCAATACCAAGACCAATTAAACAACGCGTTTCGGCTTTACTTTGGGCAGTTAGATAACATAACGCAGGCACTTACAATACCTGATTCGGGAGTGACAGCAGATAGGCCTATAAGTACGGCGTTCGTTAAGCTACAGATAGGGCAGTACTATTTTGATACTACTATAGGTAGACCTATTTGGTGGAATGGTACTAACTGGATAAACGCTGCTGGAACAGTAGTTTAATATTGTATAGGCGTAATAATGATGATATTATTCAGTAAAATAAACAAGGAATCGCATTATGGGTAACTATAAATTTAACAGATTGCTCCGTCACCCCGGCTATAACGTAGAAGGCATGCTAATAGGCGCTGCAGTTGGCGGCGGTACGGCGTTGTTAACCGGCGAAGATGTTCTTACTGGTGCCTTAATGGGTGCGGGTACAGCAGGTCTTACTTCAGGTGCGCAAGGACTTTTAGGCGCAGCTAACACAGCTGCGCTAGACACAGCAATAGATACAGGTGTAGGTGTCGGTACACAAGCAGCGACAGAAGCAGCGACGGCGGCTCAATCGGCGGCTCAATCGGCTATGACAGCTCCTACAGTAGCACCTATTGGTGGAATTTCTACAGCAGCGGGGCAAGGTATTTCCTCCGGTGCAGCTACACAAGGTCTTCCTACCGCAGTATCTCAAGGTGCTTACCCTAACTTTGCTGCAAACGCAGTACCACAAGGTGCAGTATCAACTGCTAACCTACCGGGTGCACAAATGGGTGTAGCTAATGCGGCCCGTGCAACTGCACAACCTGGCCTAATGACTCAAACTAGCGACTGGTGGAACTCATTATCTCCTATGGAGAAAGCAGGGGTAGGTATCGGTGGTAGTGCTTTATTAAGTTCAGCAATGGCCCCTAATGAGATGCCTGAAGAAGAAGAATACGATGGTGTTTTGAATAAATTTAAATACGACCCTACCAAGTTCCGTCCTTCAACTCCAACACCAAGGGTATATCAACCTCGTTATGCTCAAGGTGGTATTGCTGCAGTGGCAAATCAAGGCTATCCAATGGGTAGACAAGACCCAACTCAGTACGCAGTTCCAAGTCAAATGCCAATGAGTAGCGCGGTAGTTAACGCTGACTACGAGCCAGTTGAAATGGCGGTTGGTGGTATGGCAAATATAGGGGCGTTTAAAAAACGTAAATTTAACCCACTAGCTAACTTTAAAGCTAGAGACGCAGTGCAGCCTAATGTATACCGTCCAAATAGTACATCAACTTCAGAGCCTAAGGCTAGCCACATATACAAACCAAAATATGCTGCTGGTGGTATCGCTGATTATAATCTTGGCGGCTATGCTAAAGGCGGTAATCCGCGTTTGCTTAAAGGTCCAGGTGACGGCATGAGTGACGATATTCCAGCTACGATTGCTAATAAACAACCAGCTCGATTGGCTGATGGTGAGTTTGTAGTGCCAGCTGATGTTGTTAGCCATTTAGGTAATGGGTCTACTGATGCAGGTGCTAAGCACTTATATAAAATGATGGACAATGTACGTAAAGCACGTACAGGTAAGAAAGCTCAGGGTAAACAAATTAAATCTGAGAAGTTCCTACCAGCATAGGATTAAAATGACCTTACAAATTAAGGTGGTCGATACAAACTTCGTCCACCAAGTATGGCCTAGTGTTGAAGGCTTTATTGCCGCTGCTTTAGACTCAATGGATAATTTCCCTGACTGGAGCAGAAACTACAACATAGAGCATATTAAAATGTATCTTACCTCAGGGCAATGGTATTTATTTGTTGCTATAGATGAGACTGGATATATACAGGGGTGTGCAACGGTATCAATTGCTAATGTACCTCTACATAGAATAGCGTTTATTACTGCTACAGGCGGTAAGTTTATTGCAACTCAAGAAGTGTTCGCACAGTTAAAGCGGATACTAAAAGAGTTAGGTGCAACAAAGATACAAGGCTACGGTAAAGATTCTATAGTGCGGTTATGGCGTAGGTTTGACTTTGAGCCTCGTAACACTCTAGTAGAAGTGCTTTTATAATGCAAGTATCTTTAGTACCTGTAGAGCACGTTGAAAAAGTATGGCCTCAAATAGAGAAGTATTTAGAGGGACCTGCCAAGTATTCGTACGGTAGGTATGAAGTAGAAGATATTAAACAAGGGTTATTAACTAAGCCACAGCATCTTTGGATTGCATTTGAAGGAACTGAGGTATACGGTGCAGTTATTACTACATTTAGTTATTATCCTAGAATGACATCGCTAGATATGATATTTACTGGTGGTAAAGAGTTGAAGAAGTGGAAAGACCCCATGCTTGCTATACTACAAAAGTTTGCTAAAGAGCACGGGTGTAAGATTATAGAAAGCTATGGTCGCCCCGGTTGGGAAAAGATTTTTAAAAATGACGGATACAAATCGCGGTTTGTGTTTTATGAGTTGCCAGTGGAGAAATAAGTATGAGTAAGCATTTCGAGATGTTGCCTGAAGAAGCCTTCCAAAAAATAGGGAAGACTATGAAGCTATACAAAAAAGGCGGCGGTGGCGGTGGAAACAGTACAGTTAACCAGACTAACATCCCAGACTATGCTCGCGGCTATGTTGAGAACATGCTTGGTGCAGCTCAACAGCAACTATTTAATACTACTACGGATGCAAAGGGCAATATAAGTATTGATTCATTTAGGGACTTTGTTCCTTATAGTGAAAACCCCGAGGACTATGTTGCAGGGTTTTCTGACCTTCAAAATACCGCCCGTGACTCCGCAGCGGGTCTATCAACTCCAGGTCAATTTAATACAGCTACAAACATGTCAACTGCGGCAGGAAACACTGCATTAGACGCTGCTGGGAACGCTACACTTTTAGCAGGTCTTGGTACTGATGTCGGTATGGGCGCATTAAACTATGGTGCTTCTGGCGCGGGTTATGGTGCTTCTGGCGCGGGTTATGGTGCTGAGGCAGGTAATGCGGGTGCTGAATATGAAGCTAAGGCTACCAACCCTAACGCATATAAAGCGTACATGAACCCGTACTTAGAGTCTTCACTTGCTCCTCAAATTGAGGCAATGCGTCGTCAATACGGTATTACTGGTACTGAACAACAAGGTAGAGCTACTGCAGCGGGTGCATTTGGCGGGTCTCGTGAAGCTCTTATGGCATCGGAAAATGAACGTGCTAAGAACTCAGCTATTGATAACGCTATTGCTCAAGGCTATAAAACAGCATTTGATAACGCTCAAAGCGGAATACAGTTTGGTTCTAATCTGGGACTTAAAGGTAAAGAGACTGCTATACAAGGTGCCAATACAGGCATTTCTGGTGCTAATGCGGGTATATCAGGTGTTAATACAGCGCTAACAGGTGTTAATACAGGCATAGCAGGTGTTGGTACAGCAATAACAGGCGCTAACGCAGCAAACACCGCAGGTGCTACATTAGCCGATACTGGCACTAAAGAGCTAGCCGCAGACACAAGTATAATTGACACTCAGAATAAACTAGGTGCTGAAGACAGGGCTTATGACCAAGCGGTTATTGACCAAGCTATTAGCACTTACGCAAATGAACAACAAGCCCCAATGCAAGCTTTAGCAAACATGAGTGGGCTACTACGTGGTCTACCTTTAGAACAAACTACTACAGACACTTATTCAGCCGGTCCTGGTGCACTACAAACCGCGGCGGCAATAGGAACTGGTATCGCTGGCGCAGGAAAAGGTGTAGCTAAAGGTGGGGTAATTAAATCTTATGCGAGTGGTGGCATTGTTGGCTACGCAGGTGGTGGCGATGTTATGAGCGAAGAGAATGCAAGAGGTATTGCACAAGACTTGACTGCAGACCAAATGCAACAAGTGCAACCTCGCACCTTGCCAGACTACATCCGCATTCCACTACTTAATCAAAAAATAGAAGAACAAAAAGCTGCAGACCAAGCTATGGCTGCACAGCAAGGCCAAGCACAACAAGAACCGCTTAAACAACAAGTATTAGCACAAGCAGGGCAACTAGGAATTGACGCTGCCCAATCTAACTTACCTGATGAGGCAATGATGGCTGGTGGTGGTATCGTGTCATTTGCTACTGGTGGTGTTAATGCACCTAATTTTCCGTACACCCATACTGACTTAAATTATGGCTACTTAGATGAACTAGCTAAAAGTAACTATAACCCAGCAACAGGGTTGCCATATACCTTTGAAGAAAAAGTTGCGGAAAATAGAGCTAGGGAAAAAGCAGCAAATATTAAAGATATAACTGACGATGAACTAAAAATATTAAAAGACAAAGAGACTAAATTAAAAGATAGAGAAGACCGTGCAACTGGACGGGGACTATTGGCCGCATCGAGGGCTATTGCTAGCGCTAAACCAGGTGAAAGTTGGGCTGGCTTAGGGTTTGGTGCTTATGGTGAAACCAAAGGAGCTGAGATAGATAAAATTGCAGCCATACAAGAAAACTATGACCAACAAAGTAGCTTATTACGCAGCAAACAAATGGAACAAAGACGTGCTGCCCTTGCAGGGGATACAGCAGGATTTGATAAACTTGAAAAAGATATTCAAGCTATTAAAGCTAAAAAAGGCGAAGGAGCTAACGCTAACATTACGGCTAAAAAAGCAGCTGAACTTGAAGCGGCTAAAGCGCAGTTCGGGTACCGAGAAAAAATGGATGAACAACAACTTCAAAACCAAGGGACTCTGGCAGCTGCGCAGGCAGGCGCTAAAGCTTATGCTCCTGATGTTCATTTGGCTACAGCAATTAATAATAAAATTAGTTATATTCAGACAGAAAAAACTAAACTAGAGGCAAGTATTAAGGGTCTTCAAGAGGCACAAAATAATCCTACTGCACCTGCAAGTAAACCAATACTAGACAGGTATAAACTAGCCTTAAAATATATTTATGATAGTGCATCATCATTAGATGAGCCTATCTCTAGTCTATATAGGGCTCAAGGTAAATCCGATGCATGGATTAAAAAAGAACTAGATAGAGTAAATAACCAAGCTTTAACAACCCCAAGTGAAACGAGTAATAATCCTGCACCAGGCGTGATACAATACAACGCAGATGGCACACGCAAAAGATAAGGGGTTATATGGCAATCCAAGCAAGATTATTTGATGGAACTACGCTAGAGTTTCCTGACGGAACAGACCCATCTGTAATAGATAGAGTAGCGGCAGAAGAAACAGCCGCGAGAAACAAACAGGTTAGTCAAGTTCCTCAAGCTCAAAGTAAACAACCACCCACTCCCACAGCAAAACCTGCTGATATTCCCGTGCCTACTAAACCTGTAGATACAGGCTTTACCTATAAATCCCTTGAAGAAATGGGGTATAGAACTAAGCCTGAACAACCTACACTATCTACAGCTCCACCATCTTCTATAGAACAACGAGATGCAGCCCTAGCTGAGGCATTAAACCTCCGTCAACTGCAAGAAGACTATGCCTATAAACCAGAGGGCGGTGTATTAGAACAACTAGGCACGGGAATTAAACGTACGGCAACTAAAGGCGCGCTTGCTCTAGAACAAGGAGCTGGAGGTACTATAACCTTTTTAGGCGATATGATTGGTGCGGATACATCTAAACCTGCTACTGTACTAAACAAACTAAATAAAAAAATGGAAGCAATTGGCGACCCTGAAAGCCGCCCAGCTAGATTGGTAGAAGGCGCTGTAACTTCTATTGCCCAACAAATTCCGGCTCTTGGGTTAGGTGTTCTAACGGGGTCTGAGGCGCTTGTATTAGGGGATATGTTTGTAAACTCATTCGGTCAAACTTACGATAATAGCCGCCGTGCAGGGTTGGATGTAGAAGACAGTACTAAACGGTCCTCAATATTTGCAGCTGCGGAAGTTTTAGGTGAAAAATTTGGTCTTGGGGCTTTGATGAGAGAAGCCAAGACGCTTACTAAAGGTGTATCTACAGCAGAACTTAGTAAAGCTTTAACTAAGTATATTTTAGCTCAAGTACCTGGGGAAGAACTTACTTACGCTACGCAGTATGCAACAGACAGAGCATTTGACCAAAATCAATTAGGCGTACTTGCGACTAAAGAGCAAGAGATTGAAAATTTTTTAGAAGGCGCCGCAGATACATTTTACGCCACAATGCTACAAGGTGGCATTATGATGGGTGGTGGTCACGCCCTTAATAAAGCAATAAAAGAAATAAAAAAAGATGACCCTTCTTTATCTGCAGAAGAAGCACGGACTAAAGCTTTAAATAGGTGGAAAAAAGAAGGAATTCAACCATCTAAAACTGTCCCTCCCCCTGCTGTAGCAACTGAGCAAGTAGAACCTGACCAATCAGAAAATGTAGTAGCTGAAAAAGCTAAACCAATTGAAAATGTTATCTATCAAGATAAACTTAATAAGTTAATTGAAGCAGGCACGGAGAATCAAAATGGCCCAATTATTAGTGGAACTGGTGGAGAAAGCGCTGATATATCTGGAAAATCCGACATTGCAGAACTTGTCGCCAGAGCTAGAGGAGCTGACAGAAGTGGAGTGGCTGGGGCTGGAAGCGATGTTGGAACAGCTGCAAGCGGAGCGAATGCACAGCCAGCTGCATTAAGTGCGACAGAACAACCCATAGTAGATGCCGCTACGCAAGCTGGGGTTAAGTTTAACGCACCTAGTCACGCTAGAAATTGGGTAAAGAAAAATGTATTAAATGGTGATGAAGCGGCCGCTGCCCAACTAGAAAAAACTAATCCAGGCATATACAGAAGACTATTTGATACTTCACCTGTAGTCAAAACAAAAACAATTGAAGCCATAAAAGAAACACCCGCATTTAACGAAGCTGAACTTCAAGAGGCAGGGGAAGTAGTAAGTCCAATCAGGACCACTAGCCCCGAAGCTTTAGCGGCTAAGGCTAGAAGAGATACATGGCTTGGAAAATCACCAGAAGAAATAGCAGCTCAACGGGCTGAACAGGTAGAAAAATCTCCCCTAGAAGAAGTAGAAGCCCAGCAAGCTGAGGCAGAGGCACTAGCAGACAAATTGCTACCTAGCGAAGAAGTGTCTGAAGAAGCTGCTGTTGATACTGCACCTAAAGCCGAAGAAGTAATTGCGGAAGAAGAGGTAGCTGCTGAAACCCCGCCGGTAGATAAAAAAGAATTAGCTAAGAATAAATTAACTGATGCGTTAGCTCGTGCTGGTAACAAGGTGTCTAAGGTTGGCCGTACAAATATCGTACCCGAGGAAGATGAAGACTGGAGCCCTATTTTACGTGACTTATTTTCTGCCGCTGCAGACATGGGTTTTATTAAAGTAGAAGACGCCATAGAGTTTGTTAAAACTCAACTAAGGGAATATGGCATTGACGTTGGCATATTTAAACCCGAACAATTTAATGAGGCTTTTAGTCAAGGTACAGCTGGTCTACGTTCTGAGACTAGACGCAAGCAAGAGGCTGAATTAGAAGCCAAGCAAAAAGCTTTTGAGGCTGAGGCACCAGGCCGCGCAGGCGTACTAGACAAAAAAGAAACTGAACGTGTAGAACGTGCTTACCCAGTTAAATCTTTATCTGCCGCTGACATAGGTGAGGAAGAGCTTGCAGGATACGACGCAAATAGAGCTGTACAAAATGAATTGCTCGGTGAAAAATTAGAAGATGAAGCTGACCTTACTGAAGATGATTTATTAACAAAAGAAATACCTGCGTGGAATGAGCTTAGCGAGGGTGAAAAAACTGTATATAGCGCAGTAAATAAAACTAAAGGACCCGACGAGGCTATAAAAGCTTTATATGCATATAGAACAAATAAAGAAGGAAAGTCTAATAAAGACACTGCCCCTAAAAATCATAATGCAGCAATATATGAGCTTAATAAAGATATAGCTAGTAAAGAACATCAGATTGAATTTCCTTCATGGCAACAACTATCTGAGGCGAGTCAAAATCTTTTCTTAGAAAACTTACCAGAACTTACTGGGGGTATGAAAACTAAAAGACCTACACATAGCGGTGTAGCGGTGGATAGTGCGTTTCAAAAAGTAGCTGAGCAGCTAGAAAAAGAAAACGTGGGCTTTAGAGGTAAGAAACAAATAGATATAGAGAATGCAGAGTTAGCTAGTCAATCTCAACAAGCCCAAGCAGAGTATCAAGCTCAGGAAGATAAAGCCCGTGCGGCAAGTAATCAAGCGGTAGGTAAAGGTACTAAACTTTCTTTATCTGCAATAGACGCATTAGAAAACGACGGCATTAACGGGGTACTAAACTATCTTGCTGACAGTAGTCAGGGGCTTAATGTAATACAAACACAACTTACTATTGAGGGTAAAGCTAAACCCATAAAAGAAAACAATGCATTTAAGTATATGCGGGGCATTCACAAGTTAGCCTCAGAAAAAATATTTAAAGCATTAGCTAAGACACTTAAAACTGTTAACTTTACCTCTACTGTTATTACTGACCCTAATGATTTAGCTATTGTGGCTTTACGCCGCGAGGGTAAGTTAGCTGAGTATGACCCTAAAACAGATACGTTCTACTTTACTCCAGAGGGTCTGGATGAGTCTACTATCTTGCACGAGGTTATTCACGCAGCTACTGTAAAAATAATCAATCAATTCAAGACTAATCCAGCGTCGCTTACTCAATCACAACGGGACGCAGTGCAGCATTTAGAGAAGTTATTTACTTTTGTATCTAACCGCTTGGGAAACAAATACCCTAATGCTGTCGAAAACATCTACGAATTTGTTGCTTATGCAATGACTGACTTTAAATTCCAAGCTGAATTAGCTAAGCTACAAGTTCCTCGTTTAGGTAGATATACACTCACTACTGAAGACGGAGTAAATCTTGGTAACTTAGTTAAAACCGTATGGGGCCAATTTACTATGGCTCTTATGGAGATGCACAAACTACTTTCACCTAAGCCAATAAAACTAGAATTACGTCCTGATATATTTAGTAATGTAGCTAAAGACTTTGCAACAGTTAAGGGTTCATTAGACGAACTATATCAAGAACTCGATGATGAGAATTTAGACACTGACAAAGCCGCCCTTAAAAAAGCAGAACTAAGTGAGTATGATGAGTCCGAGGATACTACTAAAGGACCAACAGAGTTTGCTCCAGCTGCACGACTATTAAGCATGCAAAAAGGATTTGAAAGTAATGTGCTGTTAGAAGTAGCAGAGGTGATGAACCGTATCCTTGCTGCTCCCGAGGTAGGTACTCAAGTAGAACCGCTTGCTGCTAAGGCACCTAAGAAAGCTCCTAAAGGACCTCGTTCTTGGGAGGACATGAAAGAAAGCGCTAAGATAAAAACCCAAGATGGAGTTAATAGATTTAAACGAATTGCTTTAGGGTTAGCGCATCCAAAACAATCATACGAGTATTTAGTACCTCGTATTCAGAACAGTGCAGCAGGTTTAAAACTATGGGAAAATAGGTTGCAACCTACGGGTGATATTGAAAGTGACCCTAATAAAGTATTTACTAATGCATATGAATTAATATCTTTAGCCGCCGCTGAATCTAAAGCGCTATATGGTGAGTATATAACTCCTCACGAAACTATAATGAATGACAAACTTCGTGAATTAATGAAAGCAACCAAGTCTAGCTTAGTTAATGTACTAGAAGACGCAGGCCTTTACATGACTGGGTTACACGAACCTGAGCGCCGTCGACTAATGTTTATTTTAAATATACCATTACGAAACGATTTTAATATTACTATTAATGGCGTAACAGGTAGCCCTGCGGATTTCCGTGATTATATATTAAACGCACTAGAAAATTTACAAGATACTCAGTCTTCTACCACTACTCAACAAGCTCAGTATCTACGAAATGTACTAGATGCTATTGTGTTTACTAATCCCGGCGATTTAACTAGTCCAGACAAAGATATTCGTAAGGGTACGCTTAATAATGCAAATATTGACACTGCAAGAAAGCTAGACCACCCAGAAGAGTTTGATGAAAACTCATCTAAATATAGCGTTGTTGGTCAGTTTTCGCCAGAGGAAGTAGATACGCTTTTAGCTAAACTTAACAACGACCCTAATAAAGATTTGTTCTTAGGCTTAAACAAAGCTATCCATGACATGGAGCTTGCAACAATTGAGCTAAACAAGATTGGTAATTATTGGTCTCCTCCTGTAGCTAACCGTGTAGCTTTCTACGGGTTTAAAAACTATATACCTTTTAAAGGTAGACCAGACCTTGCTGAAAAACGTAACGATGGATTATTTACATCTACTGATGACTTACGAAGCAAGGATTTTCAATTTTATCAAGGTCCCATGCAAGGCCGTACTTCAGAGGCAGATAACCCAATAATTCAGGTTGTTGTGGACGCAGAGAAAGCAGCCTTTATTGCTACCCATAATAAAGTAACACAAGCTGTTGTAAATGCTATTAAAAAAGGTTTAATTGGGGGTAAATTAGAAAAGAAAATTTTATTTAACGAACGATTTACAGGATTAACTAAAGAAGAAATTGCAAATAAAAATACCATATTTAATTATTTACCAGACGGTACTATTGAAATCTATTCAGTTAGCGAAAAACCTATTTTAGATTCTTTACGTCGACCCTATGTAGAACACCATGATGTAACTCAATGGCTATTTGATGTTCAAGGGTTTGTAGCTAGATTTCAAGGTCAAGGTTATACACGGTTTAATCCAGGTTTTGCACCCTATAATATGGTTCGAGATATAGTTACTAACACACTAAACGTATTTATAGAAAAAGGTCCTGTAGTAATATCTAAAATGACAGGCCTAACTATATATAACACTCTTATAGATACTTTAATGGGTGGGGGAATGTTTAGCGCCGCTAGAGATATGGATTTATATAAACAAGGAAAAATAGGCGCATTAAAAAATAAAGCTAAAAACGACCAGTATACTAAAGATTTTTTAGAGAACGCAATGCGTGGCGGTATTGTATCTTATTTAATGGCCGTGTCTAATTCTTCTAAACTTCGTCAAATGTCTCAAAATATTGAGAATAAAAATAGTGAAGCTGTTAAACGAGTTCTTACTATAGCATTTGACTACTGGTTTGATGCATTTGAAAACGTAGTTAAAACGTCTGGTTATTCTGTTTTAGTTAAGCACTATAAATCTAAAGGTATGTCTCAAGAAGCAGCTGAGATTAAAGCAGCTGCATACAATAAAAACTTAGCTAACTTTGAACAGTCAGGTAAATACGGTAGTGAAATGGCTAGTCTTTATGTATTCTCAAGACCTCAAGCTACAGGTGCAGTGCGCGCAATTGACTCATTAAAATATGGTTTTGTCCCTATGGAAGAAGAAGCTAAAAAACTACCTAAAACTATTGTTGAAACTGATAAAGATGGGAAATTAGTCATTGTAGACCAGGTAAAATTTGATGCATTTAAAAAAGACTATGAAACTAAAGCTTTCCGAGCTAGAGCACTAGTAGGTACTATGGTAGGGTTTGGAATGTTCTTATATATAGCAGCTTTCTTAGGTTCAGATAAAGATGAGCAAGGCAATAATATTGTAGCTAAAGATGATAAATCACGATGGACACGTGCTTCAAGATTCCCTATTCCAGGTACTGACTACGTGTTCCAATTCCCAAATGGGTTTGGTCTAGGTGCATTTATAGCTTGGGGCGAACAAATTGCTGCTTTTGGAATGGGGCATCAGACTTTCGCGGAATTTATGAGTAATGTATCAACTATTGGCTTGGATTCGTTTATGCCACTACCCGTTAGCCGGATGCCATTCTTTGAAAGTCCAATGGGCTTTGCAAAAGCTATTTTTGATACAATCTGGCCATCAAGTTCTAGGCCTGTATTTGAATGGATGATTAATACTAATGGATTAGGCCAAGAAATTGTTCACGACACTAGAGGTAAATCCGAGGCTTATTCAGGGAGTATGACTGTACCTGAAAAATATAGAGAGTTTAGTAATTACATGTTAAAAGAATATGATGTTGATATTAGTCCTAATCTTACATACTTCTTTGCTAATAACTATGTAAACGGTATCTCCTTGTTAGGTCAAAACTTAGACAATATAGCAGGCCTAATGGGCGGAGATAAAGAATTTTCTGCTAAAACAGATACTGTTGTTCTTAACAGTTTTATTAGTAATCGTAGTGATTATTACTCTAAAGAGTTTAATAGAGTTGAAAAAGAAATACTAGGAATGAAAGGTAGAATAGACACCGCAGATAAAAAAGGATACTACAACGAATATGTAGCTAAACATCCTTTTGAGCAAACTGTTGTAGAAGTCTATGATAAAGATGTTGGTGGGGAACTAAAAGACTTACGAGCCGCGCGAGCCGACATTATTAACAGTAAAATTCTAACTAGAATTCAACGCGACCAAGCTCTGAAAGAAAATAAAGCTCAGCAGCAGGCTGCAAAAGCTAGAATGGTTGGGGCGTATAAATTCTACTTACCTAAACTAAAAACTAGACAAGATAAAGACTAACGGATGCGCCAAGTGCGCACTCCCATGATACCGTCCTTTTCTGTAATGAAGTACTGAACCTTAATGCCCACCCTCTTAGCCGCAGTGTCAATGCTGTAGATTAAGGGGGCGGGTTGTAAGGTAGGTATAAAGAAGCTCTCTCCGACATTCATTCCATCAAACGGTAGAACCCACTCAGGCTCCTGACTCATCAGGTACTAATCCTTTAATAAACTCGTTATCGAAGTCGTGTGTATCTATGATATAGCAGTAGTTCTGTAGCTTAACGCCTTCTTTCCAGCCAGCGCCAACGCGCGCTTTCTTATAAATTACTTTAACACCCATGCTCTGCATCTGAAACAAAAATTCAGTGGTGCTGATGTTACCCTCTGTTAAATACTTGCGGAAGTCCGGCGTGTTTATAAATAGCTTTCCAGTATCCACCTCAACACGTACTAGTAATGGACCTCGAGGCTCTAGTGTTACCCTGCCGTCATTAATGATTAAAGTGTTCATTGTTTTGTTATTAACATAGTCACCTAGTAATGACTCGTAGTCTACGCTGTTAACCTTGACAACATCGTCTTTGATTGAAATCATTTGTGCAACAATAACTTTATAGATACGCTCTAAGTCATACTCGGTAATTTGAGCATCGTTAGTAATATCACCTGCCCCCATAACGACGCCGACTAGGTTCTCGTAGAAACGATACTCTGACATGTCACCAAAGTCTTTCTTAAATCGTAGAATCCACTTCTCAATGATTGCACGAATCTCAACTTCAGTATATGTATACACTGCTTTAATAAAGTCGGGACCCGCCCAACCGTAATGTCTATTAAATTCATCAAAGATAGCTCTACCTTGGCTAGGGTCCTCTATAAGTAATTTAGGTTGTGGTACCGTAAAGTTAATCAACCGTGCAACCTCGCCTGTCGGTGACTTCTTGTGACTCATAATTAAATCGTAGATAGGGTCGTTCGACGTGAGGATTGCAATTAGCGAAGCTGACACCTCATGGTTACGCTCAGCGTTGACTGAAGACTGCATACGAATCTTAGCCTTACCCTGCGCAATTTTATGAAGCAAGGTCGTCAACTCTTTTACAGGCATCTCATGGACTTCGTCTAAACCAAACGGAAGATTGTGAAGTGCTAGGTAGCGTCCTGTTAAACCGTTCGATGTCGCGCCTTGGTCAGTGCCGACTACGCTCAAATCTTTTGGGTTTCCCCAAATACTCAATGCGCCATAGAGTGCACCTGTTTTTGCAGCACCTGATTTACCACTCAATCCCATCGTTACACCACTCGTTGAAGTGTACGGCATGAGAACAGAACCAAATCCAGCCAGTAAAGTGAACGCGTGGTACTCCATACTATGTAGATTTAATTTATTAGCTGAAGCTTTCCACTGAGCGTAGGACCCGGTGGGTTTTAAGTGTTGAGCAATTCCACGGCATAGGGGTGAGGTAGGGCTATGTACAGCCTCGCCGTTCTTTTTTATCTCCTGATTGCCGATTACGAACGCTTCTTTGTCTTCCGTCCATCCCATTTGCATTCTCATAATTTCCGCCGATTTTTTGTGTATGAGGTACTCACCCCACTTAACCATATAGTTCATTAATAATTTATCCCCATTGGTAGGATTAAATAAAACCCCGTTGCTCGACATAATTTCACGGAGTCTGTCCACGGCATATGCATGCTTCATCGGTACTAAGAATTCTCTTGACGTATCGTTAGGTAAGTCTGTTCTCATTAACAAGCACTCACCGTCCATCGAACTGTAAATCCGTTTAACTGGGTAGAGGTCGTATCGTGAAACCAACATTGGCTGGTCTGTTTTTGATGTGCCTGTCTTAGCATCAAATTTTGCAGGGGGAACATAGTACACTCCGCCAGTCGGTCCAGCTACAAAAGGGTATAGTCCTTCTGGAAGCGCTTTGGGACTCGACGGCAACCGAACAGACCCCTCGGTGTCCTTGACTGCTGTGGCAATTTGTTGCTCGTACTCTGCGTCTGAGATTTGTTTGATTTGTAGTACGCGTCCGAGTGTGAGTGGGTTAGCTGGTTTGAGCTTTCCAAAGTGGGGGCACTTATTGCAAATTCCTGGGCTTTCGTTGTTGTATGTTTCACACGTATATCCTTTACCACCTTTTAATGTAGCTGCTTTCTTCTCAACTGTCTCGGGGTCATAGCCTACATAGTCTTCTGAAAGTAAATGAATTGCTGTATCCGCGTCATTGCAGTTAGCGGCAGTAGACAGCGCAGCGCGCCATATTGGTTCGGGTAGATGCTTAGCGTTCTCAATGGCATACTTAATTTGCAGACAGCCTTCGCCCTTATCATCAAAACTTTTCATAACTATGTCAGAGAAGTTGCAGGTGAAGTCTTCCACTTTAAGCATTGCTTTTTGGTCATCACTCATTCCCTTTGGGACGCTTGCTATGATGTGGTCGAATGTAAGCTCAGGTTCGCCTAAGAACTCTTTGAATTCAAAAAAGGAATAGACAGGGTATTCTTCGTTATCATCTAATATTAGCGTAGGTGATGGTGGGTCTGTCTTGTAGTTCAGCGCGTCCGGGCATCGCATGATACGATTTGGGTTGGCCGTTACTACAGGGTCGATGTGCAGGTCATTGCCTAGGCATAAGTCTTTAAACTTCTCAGCGTAGGGCTTCCACTCGGACACAGGAACGTCTTGGTCTAAAATCCAATAAGCGTGTATGCCACGACCGGAGTCAATGCGTACTGGCTCGGGTAATTCTATTGTTTCTATAAAAGTATTAAGCGCTAGTAAGGCTTCTTGTTTCGATGAATATTCTTTTCCCTCACCGACATCTAGGTCGACAAAGAATGAACGCTGATATAAAACATCTTCTAACTTACGGCTGTAGCCGTTGAAACTTGCTGGTGCTACGAATACATTATGTCCTGCTTCTTTTGTGGCTTCTATTAAATCTATAAGGCCATCTATTGTTTCGGTAAATCGATTTCTAGTTTTGTCGCCCTTAGAGTCGATACCAGTTACACAATAAACACCCTGCGTGGGTAATACTTTTTCGTAGAATTTTCTAATCATAATCGCAGAGACTCATTTATTAAGAGGGAAAAAAGCCCCCACCACTAGTATGTATCTAGATAATGATGGGGGTAAAACTGTATTACTTGTTAAGTTTAGAACCTATCGATTCCGTGTACTCTTTCGCAACTGCCATGTTAACTGCCGGTAATACTCCATCGGCTATGTCTTCATCTAGCTGTTTAATAAATGACTTTACTAGCTGTGAGTTCTTATCCCGTAGTGCTTTACCTCGGAACCAACTATATATAGTCATTCTAGTTACGCCCAATGCTTCTGCTACATAGTGGGC